TAGGTAATTATTAGCCGTGTTGTCATCAATAGATAATGCATTACGGTTGCCAGATGCTGGGCTATCAAATGTGGCTGTAACGCTTGCTTCATTTGTGCCGAACCAACTATAGAAATTACTCCCCTGTATAGTAGCCACATCAGCCGTGCGTGTTACTTGACTTGCACCTGTAGGGATATAGCTAGTAGCGAATGAACCTGCTTCTAGTTGCGCGTATTGCACTGTACCTGTAACAGTCAGCGTTAATGTGCCTGCTGTCGGAGTGAATGTCAGTGTCTTACGTGAAGGATATGCGCCAGTGCCTGTGACCGTAGCCGTTGCTGTACCTGACAGTACAATCTGACCTGTGCCGTAGAATGACAATGTGTAGGCTTGCGCTGTTACTGTAACGTTTTGAGTGGCTAGGTTAGCACCGTCAATGGTTGAGTTCAGTACAAGGTTTGCACGCTGCTCCTCTATCAACAACCCTTTAGGCTGTAAGGTAACAGGGTCATAGTCAAATCTAGCACCGTAATAAGCAGCGGCAGATGGTGCAGCGGCGGCATTTAACACGTATGTGTCTAGTGAGGCTGAATCCGATAGTTGAGCACCCCAGATGTAGATGCCTGATGTGCCGTCACCTGCGTAAGCATTTGTAGTAGTATAAAGTTGAGCAACAAAAGTATTATTAGTATTGCCAGCAGCACTTTTAGTAGCTGAAACATAGCATCTATAATAACCATTACCATCTGATTTAATGCTAGCACTTCCTGCTGAGTAATTTCCTGTAACTCCCTCATATGTAACTGTACCAGCACTTAAATCAAATATTGCTGTAGCACCACCAGTTGCATTGTCAGAGTTAATTAACCTTACCTTAGTACGTTCGGCTGCTTTTGCATAAATTGAAGCAACGTAAGTGCATCCAGCTAATCCAGTAGTAGTTGATACTGATAATTGATGTGTAGAGTTAGTAGTATTCTCTACCAACTTCTCAGCACACACTACACCATTATGGTTAGGGTAATAGATAGGTAATGCTGCGGAATCGGTACGGCGATAGTCACCTGCTACTGAACCTTGTACGAGTTGTGCGCCCCAGATGTAGAAGTAACCCGTTGGAGATGCCGAAGTAACAAATCCAAATTGGACTCCTGTTTCAGTACTAGTTAATACAGAAAATGATATTCTGTACCATTCATCAGATACTAATGTAGCCGTAGCATTATTTATAACTGAAAAAGTACCAAATCCTGTTGTAGAACTTATTGCAAAAGTAACTGGATTAAAAAATACATCCACTCTATTTGCTACTGAAGCTGTATCTCTAAATCTTAAATTTGTGGTATTAGTTAAAGTACCTGCTTTTAGATAGATAGATATTGTATAAGAAGTAGCTGAAGCAGCTTTAGTTATACTAGGACTCCGTAGCTCTATAAATGTAGGAGCCCCTGTTACGGCTAATTTATCTGCTGTTTGATATCCATTAGGAGCTAAAATATCATTAGCTGTTACAGTTATATCTGTTTTACCCCAAGTTGCATTGCTAAAATCTTCCGAGTAAGTCAGCAAATTCGTCTGCACAAAGCTATTGGATTTAGTCCATGCGGCGTTGTCGAACAGTTCTGAGAAACCTAGAAGGTTTCGCACTGTGGTGGAGTTGTAGGTGGTTGCAGTTGTGCCGATTTCCTCTTGAGCACCCCAAAGATAAAGCCCTGAAGTACCATCACCTAAATATGTTTCTGTCCCAGTTCCTGAAGCCGTATTTAAATATATGGTTGGAGTTTGGGTACCAGCCCCTGTTGTAGTTGCTGAAATAGAGCATCTATACCATCCACCACCTATTGCTGTAATAGTTGGACTAGCTCCTAAATCGTCTACAACTGTTCCGGTGCTTAAATCAAATGTTGCTCGATTAGTGGGGGCAACAGAACCAAAGCGCATTGTAAATCTAACTCTTTCGGCAGCTTTAGCATAAACAGAAAAAACTAATTTATCGCCTAATGCTACAGTGACATTACCATTAATGGAATGCTGAGCATTTGTAGCACTTTCAACCAATTTATCTGCTGTACTAGTTCCATTAGGAGCGGTAATTGAATTTGCTGCAATCGTTGTAGCACCTTTTCCCCATGCAGCATTATCAAACTGCTCACTATAAGTCAGTAAGTTGTGCGGAGCATAGGTAATCAACCCTGCACTGTTAGTTACTGTGGCGTTAGAGGTGCGTGAGAAGTTGATTCGTGGGTCTAGGATGCCAGATGTAAAGTCAGCATAAAACTTGCGCCCACGAGTGAAGATGCTGCCCACACTCCTGCGTAATCCTGCATTAACTATCATTATGCAAATGGCGTAACGTAAAGAGTGCCACCAGATGCAACCTGAATGGCTGAAACCTTGACACCAGCACCTACTTGGAAATACTCAGCCACAAACGCAGGCAAATACAATCCTGTATTAGCAACCGCAGTAGGATTCACGCCGATCTCGATAAAGCAATCAGTAGTGCTAAACACACGCACGGCATTTGTGCCTGCTGGCATAGCTGCTGTCGTTCCTGCTGTGCCTGTATAGGCTACCGTGACAGATGCGGCAGGAGTTGGCGTGCCGTAGGTTTGGGATGGGTTCATTGTTCATTTCCTTCAGGCGTAAAAAAACCACCCTCAGGTGGCTGTTCTTGTTGCTCAATAATGGGCGGTTCGTTTAGTTCCTGCTCAAGCGGTGGCGCGTTCATCATGTCTTGTATGGTCTGCATGACTAATGCTTGCACTTGTTCAGGTGTGATAGCGTTCTGCAATACATTCATACGCTCTGTCTCAGCCTTGAATGCTTCTACTGCGTATTTATTCTCTTCGCTTTCACGTTTAAGCTCTGCATCACGTTCTGCACTTTCAGCACTGGCTTTAACTTCCAGTAATTTGGCATTACGTTCCTGCTCTAGCTGTGCTTTATCTTGGTTAAGCTGCTGGATCTGAGCATCCATTTCCTGCATGACTTGCTCTGCATGGCTTAACTGCTGCTGTACCTCTGGCGGCACTTGAGCGCCCTTCTGCTCTTGCAGGTTAGGCGGTAATGCTTTAGTTAGGCGTTCAGCTAACTTGTCAGCCATTGGGAAGTCGGCAGCTCTCATGATAATGTCACCGGCTATCTGCATAAATGCAGGGTTGCGGCTGGCTAACTCGGTCAATGATGCAAAGGCTTCTTGTCTTTGTGTCTGATAGCTAGGGCCAGTATCAATCACCACGTCATAACGGCCTACTTGCGGATTAAATATCTGTTTAATCTCACCAGCTTCATCTTCCATTTCCTGATGTGGCTGCTCCATCTCAGGGTTCAATACAGCATTCTGTTCCTGTCCATCCAATCCCAAGATACGCACTACGCGCTGTGTGTCGTAATACTTCTGTATCAGGTCAATCAGGACTTTAGCCTCATAGCGTAAAGCGCGCGCCAGGTTATCAGGGAAGTGAAATGTTGCAGTTTCACCCTGTACTTTTAAGCGTTGAATGCCTACGCCGCTGGATGCCTCAGACTTGATGCCAAAGTTAGCATTCTGCTGGCCTGATGCTGCTCGCATCTGCTCGGTAGATAGCTGCAACAGTTGAACCTGTGCAGCAGGCATCACAGCAGGCGCTTGACGCTCTGGCCTTGGCAATGGATTGCCTGATTCATCAAAGGCGTTATACGGTAAATAAGCGCGTGTCTCGTTATTTGCTGCGCCCCATATCGTCTCATAGCCCTCTATCGCTTCAGCAGAGGCCATATAAGGCACTTTATTCTGCAAGGCTAGGGTTTGCACTGTCTCAGAGTATGAGAAGTTCACCATACGCGCTGGGTCTTTTAAATCACGTACGATGCCCTTGCGTACAATATCACCGTTGACGTTGACCTCTTTACCTACCACTGACACGATAGGCAGATAATCACCCAGCCAGTCAGTCTCATCAATCGGGGCATCATGCCCACCAACCAGCTTGCACCATTTCCACTTTTTTACTTGTGTCTCACGCTCTTTAACGATTATTTCGTTACCTTGCAGCTTAGACTTTAGAACGGTTGATCCATCAGAAAGCAGGCAGGCAGTATCTTTTTCATACGTGCAATAGAAATACTCTGCACGCCTGAATGTCTCGTCTTTCTCCCACTCGTTCTTTTTACTTTCATCGCCCCATGATGCAGGGTCAATCTCTGGGTGCTCACGCTTGGCCTGTTCTTTGCTAATATCCTCAAACACAAAACCCCATTCAGCATCTGACTTGTCCAGCTCTTTACAGTCAGGGTCAATGTAAACTAGGTTAGGATTAGGGCAAGCTTTGATAGTGATTACCTGGTTAAAACTCGTTGGGCTTTCGTACTCGGTAATAATGCGCCAGTAACCTTCACCGCCATATACAGAATGTTCTGCTGCCGTGTCATGTGCGTCATCGCTGGCACTTGATACCTGAATGTTACGAATCAAGCCTGATAGTATTTCTGCTGTTTTCTTGTCAGCCCTATCATCAGCCGGTGAAACCTTAACTGCTGGCCTGTTCTGACGGATATTGTTGATGATCTGGTTGCAATGCTGCGCGGTCATGTTCACAGTCAGGCATACTCGCTTATCCAGCTTACGAGTGCTGCGTATATCCTCAGGCCATTGCCAGCCATTGTCACTGTCACCCATCGCAAAACGTGTGTCTTCAACGGCTAACAGACGTGATGAGCTGTAAGCCTGTTTAGCACGCTCAAAACGCTTTTTAGCCTCGGCTACTATCTCGCTAGGCGTTGTTGGTTTTTCGTCTTTCACTCAAATTTTCCCTTAGGCGGTCTAGCCATTAAAATAACTGGCTTCTCCTGTAAGGTTAGAAAGCCGTGTTTTGTGTACCATGTCTTTAATTCTTCCGTGTCAGGCATCAGCAATAAGCCAACACCTACATCATCAGCTTCATCGCATATCTTGTTCAGTAACTTAGTTGCCCAGCCTTTGCGCCGGTGATGCTCATTGGTATGCAGAGAGTTAATCTCAATCAGTCGCATATTAGGGATAGCTTGGCTGACTAATAGCTTGCATGTTGCATAGCCTAGAACTCTATTGCCTAGATTCATTAACCCATCCATCCCAAGTCATGATGCATATTGTGTACGTCTGCCTTGTTTTCTTTTTCTATCTTAGGTTTTGCACGTCTAGCACCTTCACAGGCATAGCGTAATGCATCTATAACGTGATTATTCTTATCTTCCAATACTGGGATGACAGAGCCTGTCAATGGGTCAGTCTTGAAGCTATACAGTGTTAGCTCGTCAATCGTATGCTTACAGCGAGGATGCACGATAATGTCAAATGACTTGAGCCACTCGATGCCATCTTCTACGCTGCCAGAGCCTTTAACCGCCGGTCTTATCTTAAATCCATTTTTAGCCATGTGGCTGATGGTTTCAGGCCGTGAACTGTCAGCCGTGATGTTCCACTTTTCAGCATCCGGCAAACTCAGGAACAATTCAGGCGTGTCTGTAATGTCACAGCCCACTTTAAATGCTTCGTATGGGATATAAAGCTTGCGGCCTATGATGTAACACTGAATAAGTACAGTTGGGTCAATCGCAAATCCCCAGTCAGCGCCTTGCCTAATCACAGCAGAAGGGTCTACTTCAAATTCTTCTACTATCCAGTTGCGGAACACTCTCGATTCACTGTTGCGCCTGTACTCACCTAGCCATACATGCGCGTATTTGTCAGGGTCACGCAGCCGGTCATATTCCATTTCATCCAATAGTTCTTTAGGCAAGAATGGATTATCTGTGTAATTAGCCTTCACCACAATTGAATCGCTAGGTGGCACATCACAGCGTAATAGTTGCTCGATAGGGTCAGTAGCAAGGTCAGGATTCCAGCCGAACCACATCTCACTGCCAGCCTTACGAATCGTTGGCCTTAATAGCGTTAATGTCTTGTCACTGGCGTTCTGCGCTTCCTCGAACCATGCACGGTCAAAGCCTTCAAGTGACTTGATTGATTCACTGGTATGGTTCTGCATACCTTCAAAGATAGTGACACCGCCATGCTTTGATATAATCCGTCTATCCTGCACTGTGAAGTAATAGCCAGCGTTGTGTGTTTGTATCTTGCTCTCTAGCAGTTTCTTAACTGAAAACTCTAGTGACTTCAATGTTTCACGTAAGCATACAAAGTCTAATTTCTCTCTCAGGCTTTCATCTAGCCATGAATCAGCAAAGAAATGTGACTTGCCTGAACCTCGCCCACCGTAAGCACCTTTATAACGTGCTGGCTTTAGTAATGGCGCAAAGACTTCAGGCGTTTGTAGTGTTAGCTTTGACAATTTGACGCTCAATTACATGAATCAGTTTAATGCCTTCACCATCTTCACCGGAATGCTCAATAGCTTTCAGGTCAGGCAATACTTTGTTCAGTAGCTTTAAACGTGTTTCTGTCTTGAACTTGATTACTGGCAATTCTTCATTAGTAATATCAACTCTATCTAAGTCTTCATTGATAGCCTGGATATATCTTTGACCTTGAATGAACTCACGTAAAGCAGCCTTTTTCTCATTCCTGCGCTTATCGGCATACCCAGTGCTTTTATTTTTATCATTCAAATTGTTATCAGATACTGCCATGTTGATTCCTTACCTGCTCATATAGAGCGACCTGAGAGCATCTCAGTCTGTTTTGTTAAATCCGAGTTGGTCATCTTTCAGTAGATGATTGAAGTGGTCTGTGTCTAGCTTTACGCTAAAATCAATCTTGTCATAATTGTCTGCATAGGTCTTACTACGCTTTGTTGCGATACGGTCACCAGTTATTTCATTGGTTGCTGTGTTGTCTTCCATAGTGTCACCTGAATAGATAAGAGCTTTACGCCACCCTAGCAGCTCTGACTAGGTGAAGCTGGCC